TCTTCTGTATCACTATCTCCATAACTTTCATTACCTACATTTTCTCCTTGTGGTTCATTTTCTTGGGATGAACTATCATTTGTAGTTTCTTCGGTTGCTGTAGGTTGAGATTGTGGTGGTTTTTCACCAGCAGTTTGTCCAGTTGCAGGTGGTTCTTCGGATGTCACATTATTTGCGGATTGAGTTGCGGCTTGCTTGTTAGGATCAACCAATGCTTTAGATTTAGCTATTTGATATTGATCTTTAGGTTTGACATCCGCTTTTCCTAAAATTTTGATCTTAAATCCTGGTTTAACGAAGAATTTAGCAGTCTTTTGTTTGCTTTCTTCACGACCTATAATTACAATAACATAACGATCATAATAATAGTCGATTTGTACGCCGGTTACATTAATTGTATAATCTGCTTCAGGTTGTTTATATCCTTTACTAGCACGAACCACAATCTTTTTATCTAAAATTGAATCTTGAATCTTCTTTTGAAGATCGGTCTTTAATTGTTCAGTACTATTCTTCAACTTAGAATCAAAATCACTAAAATCTGGTTGAATATCGTATGATTGAAGATTGACATCAACTGGAGCTTTTTGAGCCTGCGGTGTAGGTTGAGTTGGCTGTGCTGGAGCTGGTGCGGCAGCCGGTGCTGGTTGAGCACCTGCTTGTTGTTCAGCTTCACTTTTCAATTTATACAATAAACCACCAACTCCTTCTTTACGCATTTGTCTAACAAGTCTATTTGCATGTTCTGTAACAGGCAATATTCCTTGTTCATGACCAGCCAATGCTGGATCTAGTTCTGGATCCCCGTGTTGTACCAACCCATTTGAATCTGTATATGTAGCTACTGGCTCAATGTTTTGAGCTGGAGTAACATAAGCTGGTTCACTATACATTTGATTTTCCAATGCATATCCAGGATTCTTTTTAACAGGTTTTGCCAATTTATATCCAAATTGTGTAGCAGCACGAACATTACCAGGAGATTTTTTATTGGAACTAAATGCAAATGGTGTCATTACACCAGGAACACCTGCTGTAGTGCTTGCTTCATTCTTCTTTTTTAATTGGGCATCCACCTGCTTTTTTATTTTTTCACGGGTAGATGGTGAAATCTTGTCTGCATGTGCTTGTAACCATGCATTATAGTCTTGTTTAGAGATACGAGCCATTTCGCTATCTCTATAATATTGAGCGTATTTTTTTACAATATCTCTAAATGGATCACCTGATTCTTTAAGCGGTTTTTTCATTTTGAATCTTTTTCAATTCTTCGACCAATTCATATGCGGTCAAAAGAGATGTAAGTTGATTTTCTTTAACCAATCCTACAACATTTTTACTTGAAAGTTGGGTGATAGTTTCATTCAATTTAATCTTAATAACCTCATTATTATTAATTGATGAAATATACTCCTTCAAAATCTCAGAAACCCTCTTGTATTCTACATTTACAAATTCAGTGAATTTGTTAGTATTGGATACGTTTGTAATATATTCTTTCAACAAACGCTTTTGGTCTGGTAGCAAGTTACTATATTTCTTGTTGAAGTTTTCAATTAGGAACTTATAAGCTAATAGTCTAACTTCGGCTGGTTGACTATCATAAATGTCTAGTGGTTGTGAATCACTCTTTTTATCTTTAGTCAAACTTTCAATAACACATTCTCTTGCTTCTACCAATTCTTCTACTCCAAACTTAACTTCATTTAAATTTTGATTCTCAAATAATTTATAAACTGATGCATACAATTTATAATTTGGAATCTTATTCTTCAAGAATTCATCGATGTTATATTGTTCTTTGATTTCTTTAACCAAGTTATATTTTTGCTTATTCAACTCACGGGCATCAATTTTGGAACGTGTTTGCAAAACCACATCAAGAATACGATCTGCGGTTTGTGGATTTTTAGAGGATTGTGATGATATGAAGTTGTATAATTGAAACTCCTTGCCAAGTTCTTTTGATTCGTTGAAATATTTGAACATTAGATTTTTCGTGAATGATTCATCACGACCGGCAAGAATATCAGACGTTATCTGTCTGGTAAGTAGTTCGAATAGAACACCGCTATTCTTAAACTTTGAATGTTTCGCTTTCTTATGCATAAGTTCCAATTAAATATAAATATAAATAGAATTTAAAAATAATCACTATTTATACTATTCTTTATTCTTTTATGTTATTTTCGTCCATGAACGAAGGTTTGTTTTGAGATTCCTTTAAAATATCTTTGTGACTATTGAATGCTTTAACTAGAGATGATATAGATTCCATCGACAATGGAGATTTATTTTTGTACTTATGTGTTGGTGATAAATCACTATCTCTATTGTTTTCTAAAGTACCTAAAGGATCTTCTCCAAACGGATATTTTCTAGCATCTTTTCTTCCAGTTTGATCTCTTTTCTTTTCTGTGAGTGGAGGAGTACCACCAGCTTCAGCACCGCCAGCTGCACCGCCAGCTTCAGCGCCTCCACCAGTTTCACCACCGCCAGCTTCAGCACCACCGGTATTACCACCAGTGTCTCCACCACCAGATCCGCCTGATCCACCTGATTCTTCACCCTTTGATTTCAAGAAATTCAAGGCTGGATCGTTACCTTCTTCTTCAATTTGCTTAAATCTATATGTTCCCTTAGCATCATCAATAAGTTGCTTTTGTAGATTAATCATGTCTTGATCAGACATACTAAATACGTTTTCATAAATCCACTTCTTACTAAACAACTTTTGTTCTTGCATGTCTTTGCTGACTTCAACTTTACTCTTCCAAACATCAATCTTTTCTTTTTCAAAGATTGTAGATGGATTGGTCAATTCCAATGTAAAGTCAACAAGTGATTCGTCACGATATCCTTGTGAGTACAAATGGATAACAGCAATCTTATTCAATTCACTAACAATAATTCTTTGAATACGTTGAATTGTACGTGCAAAACGAATATCTTCAGCTGCTAATGTAGCTTTACCACTCAAAGATTCATCATAACCCAAGAATGCCTTTGGAATCTTGAGTGCTGCCATCATCTTATTACGTAGATATTCGATATCGTCCGTTCCAGTCCATTCAAGACCTGGCAAATTGCTAATATCGGTACCACTATCACCGCCACGAACTGGCAAGAAAAAGTCCTCTACCATGTTCTGTAGATTGAAACGAAGATTGTAATCACCAGTAGCTTGATCCAAGTATGGAGTCTTTTTCATCTGTGAGATAATACGTTCCATATGATTATCAACTTCATTTGGTGGAATATTACCAATATCTACCTTGAAAATTCTCTTTTCTGGAGCACGCATGATACGATGAATCAACATTGCGTCTTCCATCAAACTCAACTGCTTCCAGACACGACGAGCTCCTTCCAACATACTCTTACCATAAGGCAAGAAATTACTATCACTCAACAAACGAAAGTGCGCCATTTGATAGTTCTCAAGATCTTCGATCTTATTTCCGTATGGAAGATTGACTTGGAACTTAACGAAATTTTTGTTTTCTAGATGTGCATTTTCTAAACGGGTTACATAATATGAACTGAGAGGTTCTACCATGTATACACCATATTCAGGACTAATATGAAGCCTCAAATAAAAATCACCATACTTTACCAAACTACGAGTCCAACTCCAAAGGTTGAATTCGATATTCAAAATATCATAGAACAAATTATTTAATATTTGTTTAATATCATCGTTAGAAGATTGTACCGAAATAATGTCACCCAATTCATTTTTACTAGTACATTCATCCGCATAAATGTCAAGTGCGGATGCAAGAATTGGATCCATATCCATCGTATCATAGTCACGAAATAGTTCTACACGGCTACTTTGATATGATAGATTGAAATCTCTTGTATACTGATTATATGATGTTGTACGAAGTCTATTGAAACGATCTCTTAGACTATTACGATCAGTCGCATACTGAATTTCATCAGTATCTATAACCTTCAACTTCTTACCACCAATGTTTCTAACAATTACGTCATTGCTAAACAGACGTTTAAGTCTGGCAAAAAGTGATCTATTCTTTAATTCTTGAAATGCTTTATCAGTCATATTTTACCGCCATATATATAAGTATTTATAACAACCATTTTAAGCTTTCTTTTTTGCCGTTTACATTGGCATTAGGACTGAAATCCCAAGATTCAGATGCTTGACCAAATGGTTTTGTTAACAATGGTTGATTGTGTATACTGGTTACTTTGTTGATTCCAGACAACATTTGTCTATTATATTGTATTTGTTCGTTTCTCAATTTAAGAGCCGTTTCTCTAACCCATAATCCAATTGCCAATGACATCACTAAGTCATCATTATAACCTTTCATAGCCTCTGCTTTTGGACCATTCCAAATAAATACATTCAATTCTTCGTATAATCGTAGTGAATGAATTATTATACTTTTTTCTCTAAATAATGATTCCAATTTACTAACCATCAATGGTCTATTTTTTGTAGTGGTGGTAAAACCAGCTACTAATTTTTTATCGGCAGTATTGAGTTTATTTGTATAAGTTCTTTCAACATCGACTATTGTTAAATCAGAAGCACTATAAAATGTATTTTGATAATTTCTGTCAACAACCTGTTGTATTGTAGCCCAACCAACGTTATTATTTTCTATTACTAACAACGCATTATTATACTCTGTGGCTATACTAACAAGCAAATTACCATAATCTTTGGTTGTTAATTGACCCTTATATTCAGCAACCTGTTCCAATGACTCAACATCAAATACGTGAAATGAACTAAAATCTCCACCATCACCTCTTGCGCAGTCCGCAGTAACTATATAGTTCTTACTATAGTCAGGATATGACCATATCCACATATCTTGATTATTACCGCGTCTTTCAACTGGGTCTTTTATATATGTTTGTTTATAAAACTCTAGAATATCAACCGCAACAACCTGATTACCAGATGTACTAAAGTCACAATCACATTCTTGTGCCGCACCTTTTACACCGGATAATTCTGTCTGTTTATCTCTCCAAGATTGATCACGGTCTGGATGTAAATGCCAAGGCAGTCTTATTGTGTTGAATCCCCCCTTACCAGAAATCTGGTTTGCTTCGGCTTCAACCCACGTTTTATGAAAGAAATTGCCAACACCATTTGGAGTACTCAATACGATAGCTCTACCACCGGTACTCAATGTATATTGAGCAGATAGCCATATTTCTTCAACACCATCAATAAATGCAGCTTCGTCTATGATTAGTAATGATAGTGCGGATGAACGACCTGCGGTACCAGCGGATGATACCGCTTTAATTTGAGATCCATTCTTTAAACGTAACGACAAACGATTGTCTTCTACACAAGGTACCTTAAGCCAACTTGGTAAGTTGTCATTAGCAAAACGTACTTTAGTAACAATTTCCTTCGCAGTTTCTTGAGTAATACTAATACAAAGAATGTTCTTATCGTTGTGGAATGTCATCAACCACAAACTATAAGCGGCTGTAAGAGTACTAATACCCATCTGACGACTTTTAAGAACAATGTTTAATTGATTGTCAACAAAGTCTTGTAAAGCTTCTTCTTGAAATGGATATAGCTCAAATCCAACGGTGCCACGTATAGGATGTTGAATCTTCACATACTTCTTCATGAAGTATATAGGATCCTCAATACACTTCTTATACTCTATTTTTATTATCTCTCTTAAGTTTGGCTGACTCATATTTTGTTTCTAATTCCATAATCTCCGCGTCTATCGTTGATAATCTTTCATTGATAGCTTCTAAATCCTTGGTAACATCTTCTAATACTTTTGAAAAGTTTTCAGCACCACTCCAACGTTCAACTGAACCATCTTCTTCTGAAAATTCAATTGGTTTACCATGATTTTGTTCACACCAGTTTTTTGTTTCTTCAAACTTTCGTTTGTAATCCTGCAATGCGGATCTTACATTTTTAAGTTCACGGATTTTATTAAATGTATCCCAGATACCAAGAGTTTTTAGACGAGTTTCTTCATTGGTAAAACACTCATAACACATTTGTGTTTTTGGCCAAACACGATCATCCAAATAACTGCCCCATCTAACATCCATATTACAACACGTACATCTTTGTTCTATAACAAGAGTTGCACGTTTTGAAACTCTGCGTTTACTACCATTTTTCCAAACCCATTTACGTCCTTGACCATCCTCCCACTCTTCACCTTCTTTACGGGTTGAATTTTCCAAATTAGAATCATATCCTACTTGGACGAATGGACGAACGCCATCAACATAATCTTTAACAATATCAAGATTGCTTTTACCTAATGCTCTTTTCATAACAAATATGTATTTATTTTATTTCTTAAACTTACTTTCCAAACCTTTTATAATAAAACTTCCTGTAATTTTGAAAGGATTGTTATAAATATTTGGATCTCTAACCACGATTCCTTCATGTTTATCTAAGTCACCAATCTCACTAGTAGCATTCTTTAATACTTCATCTCCTAATTTGATAGTGGTTAAATAAACAATGGTATCATTTATAATCTTTTGAACGTCTTGACCGGCAAAATCTTGTGCAATATTCTTGCTGTTAGAAGCATTAATAAATTGTTCACGGGTGATGAGTGGAAGATTGATTTTTACATTTTTTAACCAATCTTTTAATGACTTGGTTTCAGCAACTTCTGTAGGATATAATGTTACTGGTTCTCTCAATACTTTAGCTAAATTTGGATCTGATTTAAATGATGTACCAACGCTGCCTAGTACTTTAAATCCATACTTCATTGCAACCTTATTTAATTTATTGATGTAGGACTGCATTGCCGCTTTATCATACGGTATTTCAACAGCAACACGGGATTTTACACTACCATCCTTACCAAATGACTTTGGTTTGATCTCTTTTAATCCATGAATTGCTAAAAAGTTTCCAATGTCACCATAACCAACTACGTTTGTTGTACCTTCTACATACTCAATATTAAAAAGTATATTTGGATTGTCCAATAAACCCAACTTTTTTAATTCGGATTTGGTACTTGGAATCGCTTCATCGAAAATATTGATTACTTTAGTTCCAATATTAATAAATCCATGCCCTGGTTCAAATCTATTTGGCAAATCTTCGGGTCTCATGCCCTTAATATCAAGTGGTTTGGCTGATCCACGATCCATCACGAATTGACCATTTACTAAACGAATACTAGCATTTACGCCGTCAATTTTAACACTACCACCACCTTGTTTTAGTGAATCAACAGCTTTAACAAATACGTTTACTAAGTCTTTTCCAGTCGATGAAAAATCAAAAGGATGTGCCATATGACCACCGGCACCACCTTCTTGTATTACTTCGTTTAATATATTACTCAGCTTTATCATATGGCTTTAAAAATGTTTTATCAAATACTCTAATTGCTTTATCGTAAGAACGTTTGGTTTCGTCAGCATCATCTTGTGTAAATTGCCAATTCCAGAACAATTGATCAGGAGTTTTAAATTTGTAATAATCTCCCAACACAGCTCTTTGTGTTTCTACAACTTGTTTACCGTGCCAGTTTTGTCCAACCGCAATAAAACCAGCTTCAATGTCTTTTACAACATTCTTTTCTCCAAGTGTAGAATGTCTGTTCTCGATCCAAGTTAATCTTTCAATAAG